GGTGGTGGTGGCTCTAGCGGCGGTTCCGGTGGTGCAGGTGGGGGCGGTAAAGGTGCGGGGACTAGTTCCGGACCTGTTAGCGGTTCACCAAATACAGGTGGCGGTGGTGGTGGTGCTGGTGTTGGAACTACTACATTAAATGGTGCTGGTGGTGGATCTGGTATAGTTATTCTTCGTTATCCTAGCGTTTACACCATCACGCTCGGTGCAGGACTCACCGGCTCCACCGCTACCGATGGTGCTGACAACGTGACCACGATTACCGCAGGGTCGGACGCTGTTAGTTGGGCGGTCTCCTGATGGCTCACTACGCATTTCTTGACTAAAACATTTCTGCTATACTAGTATTGAATGTTCAGGAGGAAAAAAATGGGTAGACCGTATACTGGTTTTGATCAAATCGCTGGTGGTAAAAGAGCCGGGTTTGAAACTTTTATTGATCTTTTAGAGGCCCACTTTGGGTTATGGAATAACGGAACGTATGGTGTCCGTAAGAAGCGTGGAAAGTCTTCGTATAGTGTTCACGCTACTGGCAGGGGCGGCGATCTTTCTTGGCGTGGTGCCCCGTATCGTGGTCCGGGTAATTATCAGGCTGCGGTGAAGATGATGGATTTCCTTGCTGCTCATGCTGACGAGCTGTTTGTTGAAGCTATCTTTGATTATTATCCTGCTCCGCATGGTCGGGGCTGGAAGTGTGATCGTGCAGCATGGCAGGTGTATGACAAGCCTGCTTTCTCTGGTGCGCCTGGAGGAGATTGGGTGCATGTTGAGGTAAGTAACGATAAGGCTGATGATCCCCAGTATTACATTGATACGATGAAGCGTCTTCTTGGTGATCCTCCGAAGCCGGTTGTTCCTGCTCCTGCTCAGAAGACTCAGGTTCCTCCGCCTAACAAGTCGCCTTGGTTCCAGCGTGGTTCTAAGGGTGAGGGTGTTAAGGAAGTTCAACGTATTGTTGGTGCTGATCCTGTAGACGGTGATTATGGGGCTAAAACCGAGGAAGCGGTAAAGGCTTATCAGGCTGATCATGATCTTCATGTGGATGGTATTTGGGGTCCAGGTTCCGAAAAGCATTCAAAGAATTGTGATTGTAAGGTTGATGCTCCGGCTCCAGCCGATGCTCCTGCTCCTGCTCCAGAAGCCCCTCAGAAGGCCCCAGAAGCCCCTCAGAGCGCTTCTATGAAGTATCCCGGCCCACCAATGATCAAGGTCGGTTCTTTAGAGAACGAGGCTGTGAAATTGATTCAGGCTAAGGTTGGTGCTAAAGTAGACGGAAATTATGGCCCACAAACCCGACAGATGGTGCGCAACTGGCAGGCCGCTAATAGTTGCAAATCTGATGGCATTGTCGGTCCTTCTACTTGGAAGGCGATGTTCGGCTGATGAAAGAGAAGATAATGTACGTACTTTCTCTAGGGGTTATGGTAGCAATTATGGTTGCCATTGTAGGTGATTATGTGGTTGCTGGCATACAGACCTCCATGACAGGTGAGCCAGCCGATGTCTCTAAAGATGTTATGACTCTTGTTCAAACTGCCCTTGGTGGTGTAATCGGTATTATTGGTGGATATTTTGGAGCTAAAGGTTCCAAGGATGATAAAGATTGATGATGCGCTATTTCTATGCGGCTAAAGTAGCCCGCGTAGTTGATGGCGACACAATTGATTTTATGATTGATCTTGGTTTTGGTATCTATCATAAAGTTCGTGTCCGCCTATATGGTGTTAACACTCCTGAAACAAGAACCCGTGATGAGTTAGAGAAGGCTGCGGGTCTTGCTGCCAAGGATTATGTGTATGACTGGCTATCTGGCCATGAAGAAGTGTATGTTAAGACAATAAAAGATGAAGGCGGAAAGTACGGTCGTATCTTGGGGTTTGTCTACTCCGATCCAGAACTACAGGTTTGTTTAAACGATGATTTAATTGATTCTGGTCATGGAGTATCTTACTATGGCGGTAAGCGCTAAACTATAGATTTAATAGTCTAGATGATAGTCTAGATATATAATGTCATGGTTTAGACCAAGTAAAACAAAGTATTTACCACTTATCTCTGTTGTTTCGGTAATACTGTTTAGCTTGTTTCCATCTATTGTTAATGCGTCTTCATACACAGTTACTCAAGAGTCTGAGTGGACGTTTGCTCTGAATGAGGCTCAAACTGTGTACATCTACGGCAACTCCAACAGGGCCTGTAACGAGCCTGGGGCCGACCCGTACCTGTGGCTATACGACGATGGCCCTGAAACAACTGGGACGCTGATCGCCCAAGATGATGACGGTAACCACAACTTCAATGATCAGTGTGTTTCTTCAAAAATTGTTGCGAACCTGAACGCTGGGGATTATCTGATTCGGGCCGGGTATTGCTGCAATCAACGAGGGTTGGGATACGACGGGCCTGACTACGAACTGGTCATTACAGACGTTGAGCTGTACGGCGGACCCGCAACAACAACTACCACGACAATAACATCCAGCACGACCACGACGACGATTCCGCAGACTGTCGGCGCACCAACAAATCTCAGCCTTAGCGTCGATTACGCCAACGGAACTGTGACCGTTGACTGGGATGCGCCAACTGACGGAACTCTCAGCCCAGAACGGTACGCCATCGGCTTTGGTCTCAATGACGAAGGTAACGCTGGTCCTTACGGGATCGCCACGGGGAATGTTGGCGATGCAAACGCTCTCAATACCGAGTACACGTTCAACGCTTCTTATTTGCAGGCGATTTTTAGTGAAGCGCACGGCTTGTTTAACGTGATGATCCGTTCCGACGATGACACAAATGCGGTGTATTCGTCGTGGACTCCTGTGTCATCAGTGACGATCCGGAACATGCCGGATTCCGTAGACAGCACCACGATTTCTCAGGTGTACGGTTCTGGCCTGTCTTTAAGTTGGACGCCATCAACAGACGGTTTCGTTGATTCCGTTTACTACAAAATCCGTTATGACCAGAACGGTGAAGTCGTAAATGAAACCGCAAACATCACGGAGACCGGCTACGCCATTCCGTACTCTGACATATCTGATGGCACGTGGTGGTTTAGCGTGCTGTCTTGTGGGTCAGAAGGTGACTGTAATGCTGGTGGTACAATAGAAGTAAACGTTTTTGATGAGGCAACATGGGACTCAAGCACTACCACGACAACTACTACAACAAGTACTACCACAACAAGTACGACAACAACGTCTACAACAACGTCTACCACCACGACAACCACCACCTTGCCTCCACCCCCACTGGTGGCCCAGCCTTCGTCGCCCACGCCTCCGGCTACCACAACGACCACAACCACTACGGTCGCCCCAACCTCGACTTCCTCAACAACGACCTCTACTACGACAACAACGACGACCCTCCCGCCCACAACGACGACGACTACCTCTACCACACTGCCCCCGACGACAACGGTTTTAACGACTACGACGAGTACGACGATCCCGCCGACTACGAGCACCTTACCTACTACTACGACAGTTAGTCCAACAACGACTGTTGCTCCAACAACAACTGCTCCTCGGACAACCACCACCTCTATTCCTAGGCCGACAACTACAACAACTTTGCCGGTATTTGAGACTCAGCAAGAAGAAGAGGTATCTACTGCTTTAACAAGTATGGGCTTTGAAGTTAGGCCGGAGCAGATAAAAGAAATTGATCAAGCTGAACTTAAAGTTATTCAGTCGGTAGATTTTATTGATGTAAAACTTGCCGAAGACCTTATTGATGTCTTAGACGGTGAAATAACTATAGAAGAGATTGACAGCCTTATTCAAGATGAAAATTTTGATGAACTACCAGATGAGGCTATTAATGTTATTGTTGACTCTTTAAACGAAACAAGCGATGATATTAAGGAGGAGTTTGAAGATAACGTAAATATTTTTGGTGATGACAATTATGACGACTATGTTCCGGCTGGGTCTGTTGTAGATACTGCTACGAGAAGAACTGTTGTGGCTGTCACTGCCGCTACTGCCGCTGCCACAGGCGCTGCGGCTGGCCCTAAGCCTTCAGGTGGATCTGGTGGAGGAGGCGGTGGGTCTGAAGGGCCTAAGAGAAGGTCCAGAGGAGGACGCAGATGATAAAGAAAGCACTAAGAAAAATACTAAAAGAAGCATACTCACTAGCTTGGACACTCGCCGGTACCGGTCTTGTTTTAATCACTCTGTCAGGAAGTGTGCAGTTTTGGGGCACAATTATTAGCCTTATTGCTCTAGGCATACACTTACTTGCTGTTGCTTTTCTTTCGGATGACGATTTGTAATCGTATCCTTGTAGCCGGTTTTTAGGTATAATGTAATATATACATAGGGAGACATGTGAGGAATAAGTCTTGTAGTTGCGGTTGCGAATGTTCACAGCATTGCGATTGTGGTTGCTATGATTGCGACTGCTGAATGGAGAATTAAATGGATGATGTAAAGATTGATACAGCGAAAACTCTTACTCTGACCTTGCCGTCAGATGCTGACAGCAATACTGTATCTGTGGTTTTAACGCATGAGTTTGGCGATGTGGTGCAGGCTGCTACGAACGCCACAAGATCGTCTGAGGGTGTTTATACGATCACCTTTGGTCAGGCGGCTTCTGGCATTTATGCTTTGAATTCTGCCGGTAAGCATAGAGCTGATTTTACATACTCTATTTCTGGTACCGAGTACGTACAATCTCAATACATCAATGTGTACACTCCTTATATTGCTTGGTCAGAGTTTTTGACAAATCATCCCGAGTTGTCTGCTTTTGAAACACAATTTGATTCAATTGAGAAAAGAGCAAGAAATATAATAAACACTTATTGTGGTCAAGAATTTGAGCACTATCCTGAAAAATCTTTTACTCTAGATGGTACAAATCATAAGAATATTCATCTACCTATTCCAATCGCTACTCTAAGAAAAGTTACGATGAACTCTGGGGATTCTGATTCTGAAGTGATTCATGATTCTACCGATGCTTCTTTGAACAACATTGAAAAAGTTCGTCAACCTTTCCATTTTGAGTCATCTTACTACATTAGATTTAAAGCAAATATTGTTCAAACCAACACTTCTCGTTTACTTGGTAAGACCTTTAAAGAGCATTCTGATTACAAGATTGAAGGCGACTTTGGTTGGAGATACGTACCCAATAACGTAAGACAAGCGGCGGATCTAATTATTGCTGATCTTATGAATGATGATTCTGAATATCGTCGTCATGGAATCACTAGTGTAGACATGGACACTGTGCGCTTTTCAATGAAGTCAAGCTTCTATGAATCAACAGGGAACATTGAAGCAGATGTTCTTTTGACTGACTATACACTGTTTGTGATGGACTATGTTACCTGATGGCTTACAGAACTTATCTCAAGTTTCACCATAAGTGTGATATTTACTCAAGAACTATTACGACAAATGCTGCCGGTCAAAAAGTCGGTTCCTTTACTGTAAGTAATTCTTCGACTCCTTGCTTCTTTCAGTCCGTTGCCTCAGAAAGAAGAGTTGCCCCGTATGTGGATAACGTTGATGAATTTGAGGTAATTATTCCTCATATGTACGCTTCGTATGTTTCTTATGGTGGACGTATTGAGAACATTGTTGATAGGTATGGAAATGTTATATATGCTGGTCCATTTGAAATAATTGAAATATCAAAGAGAACCGGATTTAATGGTAAAGTGACTCATGTTTTAGTAAGAATTAGACTTGTCGTTGAGGTTGGTTCCTGATGGCTAAAGGAACTTTTTCAGTTGAACTAGATCCAAAATCAGTAGCTGGGCTGACTGCTTTAGCAAATAATATTGCAGTCTACCCAAATAGAATAAATAGAGCTAAAAATAGAGCAACTAATAGAGCAGTTAAGAAAATAAGAAGAACCTTAGAAAGCAATTATGGGTATAAGATTGTAAAGTACATAGAGATTATTTCTGTAAATGGTGCAAATAAATCAACTGTTAAAGTTAAAATTCCTAGAGCAGAAGCTAGTTCTGGTGAAAAACAGTCAGCGAGAAATGCGGCGCTTTGGGTGTTGAATATTAAACTGAATGGCCGCAGGGCTTATAGGAGTAAAAAGAAGGGTACATCCCCATACGTTTTGCGTGAGGGTTCGCAGGGCAAATATCCTAAAGTTCTTTGGTCTTGGAGAGTTCCAGCAAAATCATACAGTTATGAATTTAGAAGAACTATTAAGACTGAGCCTCTTGCAATATTGAATAGAATGTTTAAAGAGGAATTGACAAAAGAGGGTTTTGGTCCAAGAGGTGGAGCCGTTGGTGTTAGGGGAGATTCTGCTCCCTCACTCGCTAGCGGTCCAAAGCAGTTTAGGGGTAAGAGATGACAATTAGTAATATTGGAATTTATGATATTAACGCATATTTAAGAGATGATTCTACTGTCCAGTCCATTGCTGGGAAGACAATGAGTTTTTTCCCAATAGTGGGCGACGGATCTGAGACGGCCCCCTTTGTTGTGTATACGATTGCACCATCAATACCTACACCGGAAGCTTGGTGGAACAGGTATGATGCGGTTAGTTATTCTATCTATGATACAAATATTGATAGGATGTTAAGAATAGGTGAGAGATTTATCTATCTTCTTGGTAAGGGTGACGAAATCTCTCAGCCTGGTGGAAAGGAAGGTACCGATGTTCGTTTGCTTTCCACTTATTTTGTAGATTCTAGCGTAGAGGATGCTATTGAGAAAGATGGCTGGTTTACCATGAATCTAGACTTCATAATCTATTTCGTACCAAATTGATATGGTATTATAATAGAATATGAAGTATACTACAATTACATACGTCGGAAGATCTGGAGGCGGTTTCTTCGCAAGGGTCGGGAAAATCGTTTACGAATTCGAATGGCAAAAGGGTTTAGGAATTGGAAGTAAGCCCGGAGAAGTGCGTCCAGAGCACGTAAAAAAGATCGCTAAATGGCGTGATAAAAAGGGCAAAAGAATTTTTGTTCTTGAATAGGAGGATTAAAAAATGCCGGGTTCAAGCTCAGTAAATACCGCAAATATCGTGGTGGGCGAGGCTGAAGTCAAGGTTGGTGGGTCAAACACCAGCATGACTAACAGCGACTTTGATGCCCTTACTTCGGTAGGTGCAACTCAGGAGGGCGTTGAGATTTCTTGGGAGCCAGACATGGTTGACATCGAAGTTGACCAGTATGGTGACGCTGCTAAAGTTATTCAGTCAAGAGTTAAGGTCATGCTTAAGACCACTCTTGCCGAGGCCACTCTTAACAACCTCGCTCTCGCTTGGTCTTACGACCAAGACGATGATGGCGCTGACGTTCTCGTTAACAACGATGGCGCTAGTACTAAGACTTTCATGTTCGGTGTACAGAACGTATACCCGTATGAGAAGGCTGTTCAGATCGTGGGTAACGCCCCCGGTTCGAGCGCCGCTACCACTCGTACCCGTAAGTTCAACACCAAGCGTGCAATTTCGTTTGAGTCTTCAAGCATTGCGATGAAGCGTGCAGAGGCCACTACCTTTGCCGTTTCGTTCCGAATCCTGCCTGTCTCTGCTGACACCAGCTATGAGTATGGCAAGATTATCGACGCTACTGCCTGATAAAAAATAGTCATAATTCACGGGGTAGACCCTCCGGTATGCTATACTGCATATTCGGAGGGTTTTCCTCTTACTAGGACATTTAAGGAGAAAGATGGCACAGAATAAAGATCTGCATGGCGGTACTGAAATCGTCTTTGCGGATGGAGTCAAGAGAGTTATTAGACCTCTTACTATTAGACAACTTCGCAAGTTTATGAAGGTTGCGAATCAGTTAAAGACTGACGAGGGTGAAATGTCTGATGAGGACATTGACAAGATGGTTGAGGCAGCAGGTATTGCGCTAGCAAAGATTGAGCCTGAGATCGCTGAAGACCCAGAGGCTCTTGAGGATATTCTTGATCTTCGCTGCTTTGGTGAACTTATGAACGCTGCCATGGGTGGCGACCCAAATCAGTAGAGGGCGAGGGCGGGGAGCCTCTAGATTGGGATAATTTACCCCTTCTTAAATATGAGGCGGAACTACTTGTTAGATGTGGTGCATGGCAAAACATCTACGAGATGGAAGATATTCTTACATTAGATGAACTATTCATCCTGTATCGCGCTGCAAACAATGATTTTCAGATGTCAATGAAGGCTACCGCTGCTGCTCAGGGTGCTGACATTGATTGGGAATACGATTGGTATGATCCTGAGCCGCCTAAGCCTGCTGAAGTGATTGAGAGTAATGACCTTAGATTCATGCCTATTGGTCTTGGATATGAAGGCGGTTAGTCGTTGCTTTATTTGTAACAAAATGAGATAATTGGTATTGGTGACCTATGGCTGATAACAATCTAGATTTTAACATTAGAGTCAACAATGCTGAGCAGTTAAAGAATCTTTCAAGTACTTTAAGAAGTCTAGTTATGGCCACAAATGGCCAAGCTGTTGCTGCTAAGAATCTAGATGCTCGTCAAAGGGCTTTAAGTTCTGCTTTAGGTATTACCACTAAAGGCATAGGTGAGCACGCTAAGAGCGTAAAAGAGGCGGTAAGAAATCAGTCCGCTTTGGGAGCAGAAAGTAAGAGGCTCCGACAGGATATTAAAAGACTTAAAGACGGCACCATTCAAGTAAATGGTTCTAGTCGTCAAATGGTTTCAAATCTTAAAAGCATGTCTAGAGCCATGCGTGGAATTAAAGCGCGTGCTTTAGTTTCTGACTTAAGATCTCTTTCTCTTCAGATCAAGAAAGCCGGTAAAGACGCACAGTTCGTTGGTCGAAGCCTTATTATTGGTTTGACTACTCCTCTGTTAACTTTTGCTAATAGGGGTTTGGATGCCTTCAAGTCTTTGGACAGAGAACTTGTAAGGATGAGAAAAATCCTTGGTCCGGGGTTTGAAAACTTTGGTTTAACAGGCAATGAAGTTGCGCAGTTCAAAGAACTTGGTTTTGCCGTAGATGATGTCGCAACAAAACTTGACGCAATTAAAAAGGTTAATAGGGATCTTAGCAACGAGTTTGGTATTTCTAGAGATGTAATTACCGCTGTTACTGGCGACTTTGCTGAACTTGGTATTAATGCAGCAGACGCTCTTGCCGGTCTAACTAAGTTGTCAACTGAAGTATCTATCTTGGGTACTATGGACATGGCGGAATCTCAGGGTCTAGTCCAGACAATGTTCCTTGGCACTATGCGTGCTATGGACCAAATGGGTGTTCAATTTGAAAATGCTGCTGATAAGCAGCGCAAAGCATTGCAGTCTGTGACTGCACAGATGTACCTGTTTAACGCTATTGAGAACACCACAGCTTTGTCATTCCGTGATATGGCAACTGCTTTGCCTGAAGTTACATCCGCCACGGTGCAGTTTGGTTTAAGTTTTACTGAGGCAGCAGCTTTGCTTGCACCCATGAAGGCCGCTGGTATTGATGTTTCAACTGCTGCTAACGGCATCAAAGTATCTCTACAGAGAATGGTGGCCCCAACCGGTGTGGCTATTACGGAAATGGAAAGACTTGAGGCTGCTTTTGGTGCCGCTAATCCACAGATGGCGCAAGCCTTTGATGATATTCAAGGTGTAGGAATGAAGGCCATTCAGGGTCTTATTGACGTTACAAGAGTTCTTCAAGAAGAGACTGGTCAAGAGGGCGTACTAAAATTCTACTCTAAACTATTCCAGAAGCGTCAAGGTCCAAGAATGCTTCTTGCCATGCAAGACTTTGTGACGTTCCAGAAAGAACTTGAAGACGGCTCGACTGCCGCTGGTCAGTTTGCAGACCAGATGAACAGAATTATTGGGAGTGCTAATCGTGCTGGCGGGGCAACACTTCCTTTAATTAAGAATGTTGAAGATCTTTCTGCAGTATCAAAGATTGCTGTTGCTCAAGTAGGCGATGTTTTACCGACTCTTGGTCGTGCAGTAACAGAGGCTGATAAAGAGGCTGCTAGGCAGGCTCGTCGTGAACTAAGAGAATATATCTCTTCGGAAAGAGAAAAGGGTCGTGAGGTTATTGAGGAAATTACCAGTGAGGCTGGTAAGGCCATGGTTATCCAGTTGGCTGGTGCATCCAGCGCTATGGATATTGCCAATCAGGAGTTGCAGACCGCAAAAGATTCTGCTGCTGTATCTATTGATAGAATCAAGATTTCTTTGAAGAATGTCGCTACTGACATGATTCAAACGTTAGAGCCTGCTTTTATCAGGATTGCTGACGCTATGCGAGGGTTTGCTGATCGTGTAGCAAATATGCCGGATGGTATTAAGAGATTTGTTATTGCTATTGGAGGCATGGTCGCTGCCTTGGGTCCTCTGGTGTTCATCTTTGGTCAGTTAAAACTTGCTACTGGCGTTATGGGTGGTGCGCTATTTAAATTGCTGCCTACAAATAAAATTTTAACTGCTGAGATGGCGGCAACTACGCCACAGCTTTTACATTTGAGAAAAGGTCTAATTATGAGCGGGGATGGCATTGTTAATGCTAATGGCCGCTTTAGAACATTTATTGCTACTTTAGCAGGTGGTAAAGGCCCAATGTCCGGCTTTGCTAGGCAGTTTGGTCGAATGACTGGAACTTTAAAGAAAGATATTACTGCCGCTGCTGATGTTAGAGCGGCTGTTGAAGATGCTAGACCGGGTTCTTTAGCTGGAATTCAAAGGATTGTTACTGCTCAAAATGCGGTGGTTGATTCTACAGTAAAAGCTGGCGCTCAGGTAGCAAGTGCTATAACAACTGCTGGTAATCAAGCGGCTGCTTCTATTACCGCTGCTAGTGGTGGTGCTAAAGGTGCGGCTGCATCTAAGGCTGCGACTGGTTTTGCTGCAATGGGTGCCGCTCCGACAGCGACTCAGCAAGCTGCTGCGGCTGCTAAAGCACCAGTTTTAAGTCCTTTAAAGCAACAGGTCGTAAGAAGAAAGGCTCTTATTGATCAAGAAAAAGATTTTCTTTTAAGATCAGCTAAGCGTAAAATAACTGATTTTGATCCTGTAGACCCTGGTGCCCCTTTGGGTCCAAAGAAAGATTTTGTTCAAGGCAGAATGCTTGCTCAAGGTCAAAACCCATATGCACAATTGCGTGGTGGTGCTGCTGTAAAAAGAGCAAAAATTAGAAGAGCAGCTGAAGCTGAATATGATGATCTCTTAAAGAAGAGAAATCGTATTTTAATGCAAAATATTAACAAACAGAAGGCTTTGACAACATTAGAACAAAAAGCTAGAAATAATGTTAAAGCAAGAGAAGCTCGGGCAGCGGCGGCTGGTGCACAAAATGCCCAGTTGACTGCTGATGCAAATAAAAAAATCGCTAATCAAACTAAGGCAAGAGCAAAGGCTGCAGGTAGAAGAGCGGCGCAAGATAAAGTTTATGCCCAGTCTGGTGTCACAAGAGCGCCGTCTGGAAAGTTTATGCGGGGCGGGAAGGTTATTAGTGAAGCTCAGGCACAGAGGATTGCTATGGGTGGTCCTAGAGGTCGTCTTACTGCTGCAACTCAAACAGTTTCTGCTACGATGTCTAAGCGTGCTTCTAGAGTTTCAGAAGGCAGGATCAGCAGGGGAATCAAGGCAATTGGTCGTGGTACTGAGGCTGAGAGGGCACTTGTCAGACAAAGTCAGATTGCTAAAGGTGCGGGTGGGGATTCTCTTCGTACAATTCGTGGTCAAAGAATTAAGTCTGGCATTGCAACTCGCGCTGCTAGCATCACTGGTGTTGATAAGTCGCTAACTAAGATTAAAGATTTAAACAAGCAGGCTAGTTTGCTTGGCACAAAGGGTCCTGGTGCCTTTAAGAAGATGAGCGTATTTGCCGGTCCTTCTGCAAAGAGAATGGGCGGACTTACTAGTAAGATACTGCTTGGTTCAAAAGCTTTAGATTTGTTTAAGATTTCTTCTTTGAAGGCTAGTGTTGGAATGAAGGTTATGCATGTTAAGAGCATGTTGACTTTTGCTTCCATTAAAAGCGGCGCTATGGGTGCAGCAAAATCTGTTTTCAATCTTGGTAATGTTATGAAAGTTGCTATGCTTGGCTTTGGTGGTGCCGCTATTATGGCAATATTGGCTGGCATTGCTGCTGCTGTTTTAATTGTTATCAAGAACTTTGACAAGATTAGAGAAGATGTTGAGCCTGGTATCCAAATTTTGAAGGTTGCACTCACTGCTCTGAAAGATACTGGTATGGCATTATTAACACCATTCCTTGATCTGTTTGCTGCCATGAGTGGTGGATCTGAAGGTGCTTCTCAAAAAGCTGAAGGTATTGCCGCAACGTTTAATAAAATTAGCGCGTTTGTTTTGAAAGCAGCAAATACGTTTAAGTCTTTTGTGGAAACTTATGTTGTTCCTTTTGTTAGAAAAGCGCTAGGCGCTTTGATGACTATTATTAAAGGCTTTAAGAGAATTATTCAAGGTGTATTTAATCTTAAAGATAATTTTGCTCTTGGTTTTGAGCAGATTAAGCAGGGTGTTGCGAAAGTCTTTAGAGGTCTTATTGAGTTCTTCTTGGGGACTTTTGCTCCTGCTATGGTCAACGTTCTTGCCGCTGCTCTGAAGATAGTGTTTAGATTGTTCTTGCAACTTATTGAGAATCTACCCAAGATTCTTGCTGTTGGTCTCAAACTATTCTTAGAGTTTAGAATGCTTGTTATTAAAGTATTCAAGTTCCTTATTATGGGTGCTTTGAAACTTTTGGCAAAACTTCCGTCTGGTCTTGGTAAAGTTCTGGACGGTGCCCTAGACTTGTTCGCCAGCTTTGTTGAATCAGTTATTGGATTTATAAGAAATATCCCATTTGTGGGTGACAAGATTGTTGATGGTGTAACTGGTGGTATCCGTGGACTTGGTGGTGTATTTACGCAAATGGGTGATCTTGCGTCTGCTGGTTTGGGTGCTGCTGTTAATGCTGTTGATGGTGTTCTTGATAAATTAATTGATGGCATGGATGCTGCAACCGATTTCATCGGTGATAAAGCAATGGATCTTGGTAGCTTCTTGAGTGAAAAGATTGGTGCCGCTCTTGAAGGTGTTCCTGAAAAATTTGATGGAATGGTTGATGGTATTAAAGATATTGCTCTTGATAAACTTGCTGAGTTTGCTCCTAAGCCTGTAGCTGAGGGTGCTGGTAAGGAATTCATGGAGGGTGTTGGCAAGGGTGCTGAAGAGGAAGCGGAAGAGATTTCTGATGAAATTTATGAGCCTCTTGTTGATGCTGGTGGCGATGCTGGCGCTGAGGCCGGTGAAGATTTTGCTAAGAAATTTGCTGACGCCTTTAAAGATTTGAAGCAAAAATTTGTTGACCTTGTTGGTGACTTTTTAACTAACAAGATAAGTGAAGTTGCTTCTGATTTGACTGATGCTCTTGAGAAGCAAAGAGATGCGGCTCTTGCTGTATTTGATGATCAACTTGATATTCTAGATAAGGTCGCTCAGGCAGAAGAGTCTCTTCTTAGGCAGAAAGAATTTATTGCTAATAAGAAGAAACTTATTGATGATAGAGAACTTGCCCGACAGAATTACAATAGAGAGAGGGCGCTTGCTATTTATGAGGGCCGCATTGACGACGCCAGAATGCTTGGGCTTGAGGATGAGAAGTCTCAAAAGGAGCACGCTCAAAGTCTTGATGATCTTCAGGCTGATCGTAATAAAGAACTTCGTAAAGAAAACTTAGAATTCTTAAGGGATCAGATTAAAGAGGCTCGTAAAGAGGCTGAGGATTTCTTTAAGGAGCAAGTCAAGGCTTTCCAAGAAGCATCAAAAGAGATAACCAAGTTCTCACCGCAGACTATTAATGACTATGAGAAGCAGCTTAATGCATTGAAAGATGAGGCTACAAAGTTTGCTGGCGCAAATGCTAAAGAGTTTGAAAACACTTTTAACAAGATGCGTGACAAGATTAGAACTAACATGCCGAATAAGGTTGTTGGTGTATTTGAAGAAAATCTAGATGATCTTGTAGCAGAGGCTAGATCTAAGTATGGTCTTAACGAAGAGTCAGACAGCGTAATTGGCGCAACCCTTTCAATGCTCGCCATGATGGGCGACACCATTGGTTCTGATGTAGGTGTTAGCACTAATTGGAACTTCCTTCTTGAAGGGATGAAGGAAGAGATTCTTGATACCGGTACAGGTAGCATTGCTGAAGTTATTGCAAATTATGGTCCACAGGCAATGTTGGCTAAGGCTATTGAGTTTGCTGAAGAGACTATTCTTCATGGGTGGCGTGGAACTATTGATCATATTATGTCTGCTGTTGATGGTCTTGCTGGAATGATGGACCCAATGCTTAAGGAAATTCTTGAGGCTCAACTTGCTTTTGAGGCTCTTCGTGATGCTGCAAATGCCGCCGCCGCTGCTTCTGCTGCTGCTGGTGGAGGCGGTGGAGGCGCACCTCAGGGTGGTCAATCAAGCGTTGTTAGAACGCCCGCCCAGATTGCTGCTGAAGCAGCAAGACTGTATGAAATCGAGTCTGCCGCTAACCCGTCTATTGCTGGTTATCTAGTTAAGTCTAAGGTTGAGGCTATGGAGCGTGCTTCTGGTTTAAGCAGGGCTGCTACTGCAACACTAGGTTATATGAGAAACAGGCAGGCTCAAGTTGCTGTTCCTCAGCAAACAACTAGGACTACGGCTCAGAGCGCAATTGATGCATCTATTACTAACGCTCTCACTCTTGCTAGTTGGACTAACAAGCAAACGTCATATGGTCCTCTTATGAGAGCATACGGTGGATATGTGCCAGGGTTTAAGTCTTCTGGTATTCCAACAATGCTTCATGGTGGGGAGTATGTGCTAAACGCTAAAGCTGTGCAGAATATGGGTCGTGCCGCTCTTGATGTTATGAATAATACAAGATTCAGCACACCAACAAGTATGTCTGGTCAGGGTGCCGTAACAACTGTTAATAAGACTGAGAATATTAACATTTATGTTGACAACTTTATTGGGGAAGAAAGATGGTTTGAGACCATGATGGATACTTATAATATTAAGGTAAAGCCCATCAAGGAAAAGTCAAGGGGTGAGGAGGCTAGAGTCTTTAGCTCTTACAACTACAGGACTGGCAGATAATGGCTGCTATCTCCAACCAGCAAACGGCTCTTGCTGTATTTGTTACGATCAATGGTACTGAGCTAACTAACCACAACAGAACAGTATCTATTGCTGAAGAAGTTAATGCTTCTGATACAGAGACCGCTGCCGGTAGGATAAGAAGATTTTATAGACCTAATAAGAGATCTATGTCCTTTCAGTTTACGTATCTACCAAATACGGAAGAAAAAACTGCTGACGGTAGGGTTGCAAGAAATTTTATTGAGAATCTGGTTAGAACTGCTCCAAAGGTGTTGGTTAATTATAAAGATGATCCAACGGGACCAAACAAACAATTTTATGGGTTTATAACTTCATATAGTGAATCTATTATTAGAAGGGATCTTGCTACACAATGTACTTATTATGACGTACAATTTAATATTGAGGAAGTTTAATGAGTCAGTGGAGCCAGCCTACATATTCGTTAACTCTTGACGTTACTGGCATTCGCTTTTATGGCGATGATGTAACCATTGTTACTGCTGAAGCATCGGTTTCTGGTGAATGTAATGTAACCGCAACAGGAACTGAAATTCCATTCGGAACAATTGTTTGTACTGGAACAGTTGCCGCTTCTGCTTCTGGAACAAAGATTGCTTACGCCGCTGCGTCGCCCAGCATTGATTGTACTGTAATTGCGGATCTGTCTGAACGCCAAGACGCTCTGCTTGTTGTAAGTGGAGAAGTAACGGTTGCTGTTTCGGCCCTTAAGATTCCTGGTATTGCTGAGTCTTTGAGTGGCGAGGCGACCGTTGCTGTTGATGCTGAGAAGACTGCGTTTGCAACCTCAACGGTTGATGGTGAAGGAACTGTCAGCGCAGTAGGGACAGAGATTGCTTTTGCTCAGTCTGCTATTTCTATAGAGAGCGACACCACAGCGACGGCTTATGAAATTCAATATGCTGCACCAAATCTTGACGGTAATGCAATTGTTGTAACTGTAGCAGCAGAAATTCTTTATGCCCTTGTTGCTCCGAGTGCCAGCGTAAGCGTTACGGTATCTGCTCTTAAAGAAGTTTATGCTAGTTCATCTTCAACTTCTGAGTCTGATGTTGTAGCAACAGCGACAGAGATTCTTAGAGGTGAAAGTCAAATTGATGCATCCAGCAATGTATCAGTCACCGCGCTAGAAATTTTGTTTGGTACGGTTTCTTCTTCTGGAGAGGCTTCTGCTCAGACAGATTCAACCAGATTTGCTTTAATAAACAATTCTGTATCTGGTGATTCCAATGCAAGCATTTCTGCTTTAGAAATACTTTTTGCTTCTATAGATATTGCATCTGAATCCGACTCTTCAACTTCTGTTTCTAAGATAGCGTATTCTAACAGCAATATTGTAATAACAAGTGATGTTGTAACTTCTCCAATAAAGATTGCTTATGCTTTGTCTGATAGCGCAAGCGAATCCAATGTTACTGCTGTTGGAACAGAGATTCTATTTGCCTCTGTATCGGTTTCGGGTCTTGTTATTACGGTAACTGTTGGGCAAGAAATACTCTATATCAGCCCGCAACCCACTGGTGCCGCGTCAGTTCTTTCAGTTAGCGCAATTAGATTTAGCCCAAGCATAGTTGAAGATACACAACAAATTAGGCCATTGATGTTGATTGATGGCAAACCTTTAACTGAGCATAATAGGCAGACTAGTGTGACTCTTGTGGATTCTTTTGTAGAAAATAAGAATTGGAATTCAACCAGATCTAGGTACTACAAGACTGCTTCACCAAGAAAGACTTTTTCTATCAACTGGTCAAATCTACCTAGCAAGAGGGATCAGACTGTTGATCTGAAGTTTGGTCGTGACAAGATAAGAGAGATTGCATCCGATCCAGATGTCCATGTTGTAAAATTCTTGGAGATGGATAGTGATGGAACAACACCATACACCGAAACGGAGTATAATGTTATAGTCAAAAGTTATAGTGAAAATTTGATTCGCAGAGAAGTTGAGACTGGAATGTATTTATGGGATTGCAGCCTGCAACTTGAGGAAGTGTAATGATAACAAAAGATATTTACAATAACAATCTAAGTTCTACGTTTTCTTCTAAGACTACCTCTGCGTCACAACGCTTGAAGCCTAAAGTTGTTATTGATTGGATGGATAGTCGCCATTTAACTAATTTGACCGCTTCCACAGACGATCCACACTCAAACACCGCTCAGGGTAGTATTGGATACTTTTTTGCTCCAAAACAAGCTGTTAATGGACTTGAGAGGCAATCGTACACTTGGGGTGTTGCCGGGGCTAAAGATGTTAATGGCAAAGTTATTAGAGCAGATGGCACATGGTTTGCTATGCCGCCAGATAACAGTGACAATTATGAATTTGGATGGTGGTCCGGTACGACCTCCACGGCAAATACTCACTCTACGTATTCTGGTTATCAGTTTAGCTCTAATCCAACAGTATCTTTTGACTTTGATTCAAGAAAATGTAATATTGTCAGAGTAGTTACATCGGAATATTACGGTCAAATTGACACCTACAGAGTAACGGTAAGGAGTTCTGACTCCGGTGCCCCCGACCCTATTTATTCAGAGGTCGGGACTATTGCGGATGGTTCATATTACCGTGATCACATTATTGCCTCAGAAGATTCGACTCAGACTATTTACAAAGTTGAAATTGAAGTCCTAACAACTAAGAATCCAGAAGATTATGCCAGACTTCAAGAAGTTAATATTTTACTAAAGAATGATATTTCTGATTACGTTATTGATTACACTTTAAATAAAACAAGGGATTTGCACGAAACCAGCTTACCTATTGCTGGTTCAAGCACTGGCACTCTAAGTATTAATTTAGACAATACTGGTAAAGATTTTAATCTTATTAGCAATTCTGGGTCTTACGGATCAATGATGCGAAAAGATCTAAAAGTCTATGCAACGACTGGGTGGCAAATTGAGAAGAACAGCAGTGAGTACGTAGATAAACATTTAACTGCGAATGCTTCTGCTGCATCAACTACATTGACAGTTAATAATGTTGACGACTTACCAGAGGGAGGAGTTGGTAACTATTTTGTAATGATTATAGATCCAGACTCTTCTAATGAGGAAATAATTTTGTGTACAGATACAACTGGTACATACACAATAAATGTAAATCAGAGAGGGTTTAACAACACAACTGCTAGAAGCCACGCTGCTGGAACTACTGTTAGATTTGAGACATTTGAGTATCCTGCTTTCATGGAGGCTTATATTGATGAATGGAGTTCTTCTAGTGACTCTATGGCTGTCTCTATTTCTGCTATGGACTGGTCAAAATTTATGTCAGAGAAAGTTATCTCAAAGGGATTCTTCCTAGACAGAGTTACTGTTCCTGATGGTGTTGAAAACCTTTTGATGATATCAAACTTTCCCAAAGCAGATATTGAAAGTTTGAACAAGTTTAATTTAACTGCAAAAAAGAAAGATGCGATCCTACACTTTGACTTTAATGAAGAAACTAGAGATAGGGCTAATAATGCCATAACGGTTTCTGATGGTCTTAGATCTAGATTCTTTGCTATGCCGTCGGACGCTTTGAATAAAGTTAAAGATATTAAGGCTGACGCTTTAGATAGAAAGCTCTCTGAACTTGAAAAAGCTTTAGAAATACCTGTATTTATATCTCCTGATTTTGTTGATAATTCTTCTGATATTTCTAGCAACTCAAGCCTTGCAATAGATTTGCAAAACTTTACTTTTACAAATAATGCTGGGAATACAGTCAGTGAATATTACAACGCTGTTTTTGATGGGTTCTATGTACCGATTGAATCAGGAGACCAAGTGGTTTCTATTGATATTGCCCACGGCGGGATAAGGATTTATTTAGATGATAACCTAATTCTTAATGAATGGAGAAACCATGTAACTAACCCATCGACACCAGAAACTGTACAGTCTGAAATTATCAACTTGACTGCTGGCAAAGCATACAAGATGAGAATTGAAGTTTTTCATTCTAAAGCTTATGTCTCCGGTGAGAACTTTACAATGCTTCTTCAGTATCAATTATCTGGTGGATCAATATCTGATGTTTATGCTTCTGATTTTAAAACTGTTGCTGTACTAGACAAGATTGGTTCTAGGGATGCATCGTTCTCACAACTTACTGGTGGTAATCCAACCCCAGATAGAAACAAGCAGGCAAATTATGCTCTGTATCTTGGTGGTGGAGATATTGGAATCACAGGTGGTATGATATCTGCGGCTGAAAACTTTGCGGCAAGGTTGGGTTCTGGCAAGTATATAAGAATGCCATATGATTCATCTTGGAACATAATGAACTCTTCCAGCAATAATTATACTGGTAAATGGTCATTTGAAATATATATGAAACCAACGGAGGCATTCTCTGGCGATGGTGAGTATTTAAGCACTTGGGCAAACGCTTCACCAACTGCTGGATTTGAATTCTATTCTAACAGTTCTTCTAATGGGTTTAAAATTATTACCTCTTCTGGCACAGAATCTGTTTCTTCTGCAACGGCTTTGTCTACTTCTGACTGGTCGCACCTGACCGTCACTTTTGATGGAACGACGCTCTTGTACTACGTGAACGGGCAATTAGAGGACTCTACGGCCCTATCTGGGACAATAACCGACTGGTCTGGGTCGGATGCGACATTTGGTGGGCGCGGGGCAAGTTTTACCGAACTATCTGGCGAGAATGCCCCATCTACCACTAGAGATATTTACTTTGATGAGTTCCTTATTTATAGAAAAGCTTTAACTGCTTCAGAGGTGGCGAACAGGTATATCGAAACGCAGATGCAACCGTTGACAACTTATCCTTTCCTGTATGGTAATGAGGCCACAATACGAGATATTGTTGATCAAATAACTCTTGCCGATCTTGGCAGGTTCTACATTGATGAAGAAAATATTGCTAGATATGAGCATTTCTACAGATTCTTTGAGAGTTCTATTGATCAGCACGCTAATACTCAGTTATCTATTAATGATAGTAATGCAATAATTAATGCTGAATACAATGTTCAGTTACAGGCTAATAGGGTTGTTGTAAAGATTGCTGGTCTGTCTTCTAATCTTGTCGGTGTTCAGGGGCTTTGGAGGGCAGATGACCCTACAACGCTTGCTGTTGTGAATCTTGAAGAAACTATTACCGCGTCGGATACTAGTATGTACGTATCAACTACTAGCGATCCTCCTTTCTTTAAAGCTGGCTATCTTGTAATTGATAATGAAATTATTAAATATAGTGGAAAGACTCAAAATTCATTCTTAAATCTTGAAAGAGGAAAGTTTGGCACTACCGCCGCATCACACACTGCTAATTCTGCTGTTAGAGAAGCAAGATACTGGGATCTTACATACGATAAAGCTCCTGCATATCAAGTAAAAGATCCTTTCATTACCGGAATTAGATTTGAAGAACCAAATCAAATTGACATTTTAAGATGGGTGCCGGGTAACTATGGTGCTGAACTCATACTTGCTGCAAACGCTAATGTGGATAAGAACACTTTTGTCTTTGCTGAGGGCACCAACCCGCTGACAGAGAAGGTGTCATTTACTTCGATTGCTGGGATACCTGTTCTTCTTACAGATCAGTCAAGTCAGATTAAAGAACAAGTTGCAGAATTAAGCGATAACATTAGGCTTTATGGTCTAAAAGAAATTGTTATTGAGAACATTTTTATTACAGAGTTTGATCACGGTCAAAAAATTGCGGACTTCATTATTGGTAAAATGAGCAATCCTGTTCCAATCTTAAATGTTACAACTATACCAACTCCTCGACTTAAAGTTGGTGATCGTATACGCATCACGAATATGGACGCATTTGATATAATTAATGGGGACTATTGGGTGGTATCAAAAGAGTACACATATAGCGAGTCCCCGTCTCAACAGATGATGTTAAGGAAGGTTGTCTAATGGCAAGAACGTCTAGCTTTTCTTCTACAACTCCAACTTCAGAAAGCAATATTGCTTTTTTTGCTGCCGGTGGTCATAATCATGACGGACAGAACTCTAGTTTAATTGATGCTTCAAAGTACTCTATTTTTGATTTTGATCAAGGTTTGATTCCTACTAACTCAGAAAGAGCTCAAGCTCAACAAAGAAATAAGATTAATTTTGAAGATAATATTAAAGACATTTTAAGAACTGCCGGAATTGAGCTTAGTGCTAATTCTATTAATGCTACACAGATTATTGCCGGTTCAATCACTTCGACAGAAATTGCTGCAAATACTATTACAACTAATAACTTAGTAAGTGATATATTGCAATCAAGCAATTATAGTTATACTTCTGGTGTTTTTTCCAATGCTGGTACATTTATAGATTTAGCAGATGGATCAATTTATTCTAAAAATTTTGCAATTGATAGCAGTGGTAATGCTTATTTTACTGGAGATATTAGTGGTTCAAGTGGCAACTTTAGTGGCACTTTAACAGGTGCAACTTTGACCGGTTCAACCATAAGTGGCGCAACAATATCCGGTGGAACCATTGATATTGGTGGGGCAGATGCAACCTCTTTCCACGTTGATTCTTCAGGAAATATGTGGCTTGGAAATGCCGCTTACGCCTCTGCTCCATTTAAAGTTTCTAGCGGTGGTGCTCTTACCGCAACTAGCGCAACTATAACCGGAGCAATTAATGCTACATCTGGCACATTCTCTGGAAGCATTACATCTAGCGCAACTATCTCTGGTGGTACCTTGACGGGTACTACTATTACAGGTAGCACGCTTTCTGCTGGGAATCCGAGCGCTAATGGTGTAGATATAACACCTACTGAAGTAAAAATAAATACAACAGGTTCAGGTGGTGCTAGTGCAAGGCTTGTGTTTAACACAAATTCGGGTTCTGGAACAAATCAAATTTACTCAGACAAACAAATAGAAATTGCTTCTGGTGGCGGCGGTGGTAGAACATTTGTTACAATAGGTAATACTGGTGGTGGATCAATAGGGCCTGTCAGTCTAACTTGCAGTTCGTTTAATAGCACTGGTCCTAAAAGCTTCGTAATTCAGCACCCTCTATATGAAAATAAATTATTAGTTCATGCAGCAATTGAAGGCCCATCGGTAGATGTTTTTTATAGAGGAAACGCTACATTAGTAAATGGTGAGGCTTCTGTTCAGTTACCAGATTATTTTGAAGCTCTTTGCAAGAGTGGCAATAGAACTGTAATAATTACACCTAAGTTATCAGATTTAGGAACTGTTTGCCACATGGCTGCTTCATCAGTATTAAATGGTCAATTTTCTGTTAAATGCCAGTCTTGTCTAGAAGGGTGTAGTCATCAATTTGATTGGTTAGTAATTGCTGAAAGAGAAGCTGATATTGAAGTTGAGCCTTTAAAATCAGATTTTTCTATCAATTTAGGAAATAGTCTGCCCGATGAGGCTTAGACTAAGAAAGGATGTTTATGTATAATATTATTATAAGGCTTATGAGTCAGTTTAAATCCATATTTACAAGAGTTCTTGCAGTTTTTGCTGCATCCGCTCTTAGCGTTATTGGCGCTGGTGCTATTGCTGGGATTGAACTGTGGAAAGCCGCTCTAATGGCCGGTATCGGTGGTACCGCTACCGTTGTTGAAGCTCTTGCTAGGGCTTACATGGACGACGGGGTGCTAGACAAAAACGAAATCAATGCGGCCTTTAGAAAGGTTGATAAGCGCTCTACTTCAGAAACTTAATTAGTGTATAATAAGAGGTAGTATGGCTTACGAGAACTATAACTTTGTCTCTTGGACTACTGGCACGCCCATAACCGGGGAGCGCCTTGCTCAAGTTTCTACCAATATTGAGCAGGTAAAAGATGCCACTGATGATAAACCTCAGGGGATCATCAAGTTTAAACAAGACTCGACCAACACTTCGTCATTTTCTGATTACACTGAACATGAATTAATTAAACTTGCTGACGAGTCAGGCAGTAGTGGGCCAGATAATCGTGTTAGTGTAGATGGCAATAGGTATTATAAAGTTTGTTTGTCATTCCCAGGCTTTTATATTAAAGGCAAAGGAATGGAGGACTCTACGTATAAAGTAAGAATGTATTCTGGTACTTTTGGTGGAGCGAATACACTTATTACAACGTATTCTTTTAGCCCTCACACTTTTGATTTCTTTGATACCGCATCAAACGCTTCTACTTTACAGACCACTATAAAGTCAACAGGTTATGATACAATTCTGGGTTCTGGTAGCTACAGTTATGTCCTTGCTTCTAACTCTTCTGGTTTAACCGGAGAGTCCTTCTTTGTGACTGTTGACAGAGACCAAGGAACAAGTACAACTAATGCTCCAGATTACTTTATTAGGGCAAACAACTCTTCAATTCAGTTCTACATTGAAGATGTTGGCGGAGTCTGATGCCTCCAAGAAGCGGTCTTGTCTCTCAAAGAAAAGATATTAGCTGGAAAGAAGGAAACCCTACGGGGAAATTTAGCGCTAACTTTAATGGCGGTAAGTATATTGATGATAAGGGTTATGTAAAGATTCTTCGTCCTGATCACCCTAAGAATATTCGCGGCTACATCTATGAGCATAGAGCTGTCATTGAACAATATCTTGGTCGTATGCTCCAGCCTTGGGAGACAGTCCATCATATTAATGAGGTAAAGACTGATAATCGGGTCGAGAATTTGTTTCTTTGTACTGTACCAGAACACAGTGCTATTCACCGTGAAGGTAAGCGTCCCTCTGAGTCTCACAGGAACAAGATGAGGGAGGTTGCTAAGAACAACAAGCCTCATCTTAAGAAGAAGAATATCGGTAAAAAATTGCCCAGAGAAAAATTCGTTTCGTGACCACAGACCCCACTAGAGGTGATACCATGTGTACACTGTCTTATACGTAGTGGGAGATTTCATGAAGTATTGTGAAGCAGAAGGGTGTAACCTTGAGTTTACGCCTAACTCGTCTAACCAGAAGTATGCACACCCTACTTGTCGCAAGACTTTAGATAGTCTTGGGGTTTGTAGATACCGTAAAGAGAATGGACTGGTAGAAATGCCTAAAGATATTATTTCTGGTGATACACCAGAATCGGATTCAGAATTGCGTATTGCTTACGCTAAACTTCTTCAGGAGTATGAGAAGGTCAAGACTAAGAAGGATGATCTTGTTGATGCTGTTTATCGGGCAGCTCTTGATGATGGAGTTAATACTCAGCTTAAGCCAGTCAAGGCTCCGCCTAAAGATAAAAGAAAGGGCAAGACCGAAGAGGTTGCTGTCGCTGTAATTGCTGACTGGCAGTTGGCAAAGGTGACTCCTGATTACAACTCTCAGGTCTGTGAGGAGCGTATCGAACAGTACGCTCAGAAGGTTATTGATCTTACTGAGATTCAACGGGCTGACCATCCTGTAAAGAAGATTCATGTTTGGGCTTTGGGTGATATTGTTGAGGGAGAACTTATCTTCCCCGGTCAGTCTTTCTTGGTAGATGGAGGTCTTTACAGACAGGTTACGGTCGATGGGCCTCGTATCATTAAAAACTTTCTAACAAAGATGTTGGAAAACTTTGATGAAGTGGTGTTTACAGGTGTAATTGGTAATCACGGAGCCATTGGTGGCAGGTCTAGGCGTGACCATGACCCCGAGACAAATGCTGACAGAATGCTGTATCGTATAGTACAATGGATGTTTGAGAAGGAAAAACGGATTTCTTTTAATATTCCAGATGGTCGGGGTGAAAAGCATTGGTTTGCTGTCCCGCAGATTGGAAACTACAGAAGTCTACTATGCCACGGAGACCAGTTCAATGGATTATCCTCTTTCTACTCGTTTCAAAAGAAAGTTTACGGGTGGAAAGTTGGAGCACTTGGGGAGGACTTTGACGATGTATACCTTGGACACTGGCACACGCCAACTAAGATGACATTTAACACTATCCAAGTAAGAGTCTCAGGCAGTCCTGAATCTACAAACACTTACGCTATGGAAAGTCTGGCGGCTATCGGTAGACCTTCTCAGCCTTTGATGTTTGTTCACCCTGATAAGGGTATAGTCACAGCAGAATATAACTGCTGGTTAGACTAAGGAGGAAAATATATGAATTTATCAGCGGCACACAAGAGGCTTATTGCCTCATACGGACGTAGCGTTTTAGGCGCTGCGCTAGCAACGTACACCGCAACTAACGATTGGAAGATGGCTCTTAACGCTCTTTGGGCGGCTCTCGTTCCTGTCGCTATCAGGTTCTTGAATCCTGCCGATCACTCGTTTGGCAAGAATGCTCAAGACTGATAACTAAAAATTGAATGTAGATAGCCCCTCCGCTCGAAAGGCATGGTAAAATAATCATATGGATATTAAATCCAAGATACCATTAAAATGCTCTTCTTGTGGAGGGGCTAAATACATTGACGAGCCTTTTTTGATTCATGACACTTGGTTTGTTGATGTTGTCTGTCTTGCTTGTGGACATTCAAAGGACATTGAGGTAACAAGACTGAGGGAACTTTTGGACAAGTTGGAGAAGGCGAGCAAAGTTGTTAACTGATAAGATAATTATTAACAAGATATACGTCTATTCTGGCGTGTTGCACAAGGTTAAGAAGATTCACAAGAATAGCAATAAGGTCTTTTTGCAAAACATGGTTGATAACGAAGAAATTGTTATCCCACTGAAGGGATCAGAAATTCTTCTTTCCCGTGTATACACCATTGGTGAGGTCGCTAAGATCGTTGACAGGCGGTCCGACACTATAAGAAAGTACGAGAAGAGGGGGCTTATTCCTAAGCCTGTTTCAATAGACGAGGACTATCCGTCCTACAAGGGTTGGAGATTCTACACATCAGGGGACGTTTATGATATTGTATCCTTTTTCTCAGATAGAACGCCTGGTCGTCCGGTTAAGAAAGAAGAGGTATCAAGGTCTGATGTGAGAGGTAAAATCAAACATTTGAACCAGCAAGTTAAACTTACGAATAGGAGCTTTATAAATGCAAAGTGAAGTAGAAATTTGGGCATCTATCGGTATTACAAAGAATCTTGGTAACTATGAGTCACTAAGACTTGATGCCGGTGCGAGAGTAAAGGCTTCATCTGAAAATGATGAGCAGGCTTGGGCTAATCTGTGGAGTGCTGTTGACGAACAGATTGAGGCTAAGCTTCGGGAGTTAGATAGTGAGTCAGGGGGGTGATTGGGGAATAAAGGCGTTATGCCGATTTGATCCCAATCCCCATAAATGGCTGTCCCCAAGAAGGCATGAGATTGAAGAAGCCAGAGAAATCTGTCATAAATGTACTGTAAGGCCAGAATGTTTGTTTGCAGCAGTTTACGAAGGAGACTTTGTTGGAGTCAATGCTGGTTTGACAGAAATAGAGTATCTTATGAAGACTTGGGAAGAGGTGGAATTTGAGCATGAAACTAACTGGCGAAAGTCTGATCGACTTATTCAAGACTTATTCAGAGAAATCCTCTAAACTTTTTATACCGGATTCGCCCCGTCAGGACGATGTTGCTGATAGTCTGGCAAAGCATTATGACGGCGACCTGTTGAGGAAGGCGGTGATGTGGTATATTGACAACAGGCCGGGGCCATTCCTGATTTTTGACTTTGCAATTGAGTCTAGGGAGATGGTCGATAAGATTAAGTACGAGAACGAGGCTAAGTCTCGTTTTCAAGATATCGTAGCCGAAACTCGCAAGAGAATGGAAAATTCTTGAACTACGAAATAAAGTTATTGAATTCCATTATTGACACAGGTGATTACGTAGATGCAGTCAATAGTGGTGTTGAAAATGTATTCATTGAGTACAGAGATGTTTGGAACTTTATTGTTGGTCATTATGATGACCATAGCAAGGTTCCTTCTAAAGACACTGTAAAGTCTCACTTCTCTGACTTTGAATTCTTTAGCACACCTGAGCCTCTCGCATATTACGTTGATGAGGCTAAGAAGGAGTCCCTTTCTTTTCAGGCGAGACAGGTTATTGCTAAAGCGCACTCTTTGATAGGAGAGGTGGGTCCTAAAGATGCGCTTTCGTATCTTATGGAGAACACATCCAAGCTATATAAGTTCTCCAGTAGTCTTAAGGACACCGATTTGGTTAGTGAGTGGAGAGATCGTTTTGATGATCTTAAAGAGCGCTCACTGAACCCTGATAAACAATATATTGGCATTCCTAGTGGCATCGAAGTTATTGACAAGACTTTTGGTGGCTGGCAAGAGGGCGACTTTGTTGTCCTTTTAGGATGGACCGGTGTTGGTAAGTCATTCATAGCTAGGCTATTTGCTGTTAATGCTTGGAAGGCTGGCTATCGACCTATGATTATCTCCCTAGAGATGAATAAGAAGCAGGAAGGCCAGCGGCTCGATACTCTTCTTAACAATGGGGAGGGTCATTTTACTAACACTGATTTGATTAAGGCTAACCCTGCGATTGTTGATACGTATGAGTCGTGGGCCGAGGCTACTTTTAGTGGAAAGCAGCCGATCTATCTGATTACTTCAGAGGGCTTAGAGACTGCTGACCAAAATATGGTTCAAGCTAAGATTGATCAATATCAGCCAGACATGGTGATTCTTGACTATCACGGCTTGTTTGATGACTCGTCAGGAGCTAGAAATGAGACTGAGAAGGCTAAGAATCTTTCTAAGGCGTTCAAGCGAATTGCTGTTAAGAACAACATCCCTATTATCGACGTTGCTGCTGTTACTATGGCTGACGGTCACGGTGATAGGCCACCTGAGTTGGAAGAAGTGGCATGGTCAAAGCAGTTAGCCTATGACGCCGACCTTGTTCTTGCTATCCATAGGGACTTTAATTCAGATCTGTTTCAGGTCGTATCTAGAAAAGTTAGAAGAGCGACACAGTTTGGTTTTTATCTAAGATGGAACCTAGAGACAGGGAAGTGGGGTGAGGAATGGGACGTAGGGTGATGGATGACGTTGTTTACACTCTTAATGGCGAAGCCGCTGATATTGAAACAATAGTAAGACTTCGTACTTGGATGGAGGATGAAGTTCGCTCTGAGAGGGGCGAGTTTTCTAAGACTAAGTTGTACACGGATTACATTCAAGAAAGAGAAATCTTTGAATTCAAGATTGTATTCTACAAGTAACATAGAAAGAGATGTCCTTGAACTGCTGAGCAGTCAAGGCGTTGAGGTTCACAATCAGTCTGGTAGCGAAGTTGCTATCTATTGTCCATTCCACGACAACCATAACAGTCCTGCCTGTTATATAAATACGAAGACGGGCCTGTGGCAGTGCTTTAATCCCTCTTGTGGAAAGAAGGGAAACTTTAGGCAACTCTACAAGCATATGACAGGTAAGACCTATGGTCGGGAATGGATACTTGATCCTGTTAACTTACAGAGAGAGCTTGATTTATCTCTGGCTTTTAGAGAAGATCAGGAACTGTCTACCGATAATGTAGAAATTGATTACGACAGTGATGAAGTTTCTAAGTTACAGTCGGTGGTCGATAGGGGGTATAGTTTAGAAACGCTAGAGTATTTTGAGATAGGATACTCTAAAGTTAAAGATAGGATTGTTATCCCTGTCAGGGATACGCAATACAAGCTTGTGGGGTTGATAGGTCGTGCTATTCACGAATGGCAAGAACCTAGGTACCTATATAATAAAGGTTTTAAAAGAGCAGATGTACTTTTCAATATTCAGAATGCTAAGAGGTTTGATTCTGTAATTGTTTGTGAAGGAAGTCTGGATGCTATGAAGGTTTCTCAGGCTGGCTACAGAAATGTTGTGGCTACACTTGGGGCTAAGGTCTCAGCTAATCAGGTCAAGATGATCAGAAAATATTTTGACTCAGTGATCATATTTTCTGACAATGACGACGCTGGAGCGGAGATGCGGAGTGCTATAATAGATCAGTGTCGTGGGAAGGAACTGGCAACAGTATCCATACCTGACGGGCTTAAAGATCCCGGCGACATGACTCAAGAACAAATAGTTCACGCAATTGAAAATAGAAAATTACACACAGGAGATTAAAATGACATTTACAAGCATTAAAACATTAAAAGACATTGAGAAGAATATTCCACAGAAGTCCGGTGGTGGTGGGGGAGCAAAGAAGTTCTTCAACCTTCAGTCGGGCGATACATATAAGATTAGATTTCGTCAGGAACTTACTGAGGATTCTAAGAACTTTGATGAAGAGGCCGGTACCGGTATCATTGTTCCGGTTATCACTTCACCGATTAACTGGAAGTGGCGCTGCGCTTCTACTGCCCAGTCCGCCGAGCATGGTTACCGTTGTTGGGCCTCTGAGCAAATCGGTCAGGATGGCCGTTGGAAGCCTAAGCCTCACCTTCTCATCAACATTGCTGTTGAGATTGATGGCACTTGGGAGCCTCGTATTCTTGATACGACCTTTAACCAACGTCACATTGGTCTTATCCTTATGGAGTACGCTAAGGAGTTTGGTAGCATTGTGAATCAGAACTTTAAGTACAGCCGTACTGGTTCTGGTGCTCAGGATACTAACTATAGCCTTATTCCTTTGGGTGAGAGTGAAGCGGATGCTTCTATTGCTGATCTTCAGATGCATCAGCTAGATAACGTCTATATGACGCTTGGTTACGATAAGCAGAAGCAGTTCCTCACTACTGGTGAGTTGAACTCTGACAGTTGGTGATTCCGACAGTGCGATTGTGATTTTAAGGGGCGGTGCGTTCTTGCATTGTTCGCTTTGCCTATTTGGGACGCCCCTTATTTCACTAGAAAGGTTGTGATGGCTAATATTTGCCTAGATGTTGATGGTGTCGTTGCCGACTTGGTTGGCGGGATCAATAGAGAACTAGATAAGCGTGGCTTGCCAGATTTTGATTATGCTCATTGGGTTGTGGGTGTGTTTGAGGATGAGTTGACGCAGGAGATTTTTGGTGAGGCTACGTTTTGGAAGAATTTGAAGCCTTTTGTTGATTCTTGGTATCAGTTGGGTGAGTGGTGGGATCAGGGTCATGATATTTTTTTGGTGACTGCTCGTTATTCTGATGCGGCTAGGCGTGTGTTGTTGCCGTGGTTGGATGATTGGAGGTTGCAGTATTCTCAGGTGTTTTTTGCTGAGATGGGTTCTAAGTTGGAGGTTGTTCGTGGGCTTGATCCTGTGGTGATGGTTGAGGATAATCCTTATGAGGTTCGTGCGTTGAGGGAGGGTGGTGTTGATTGTTTGTTGATGCGGGCTTGGTATAATTCGGAGTTTTGGGAGGATTTTCCTTCTGTTGGTGCTTTATCGGAGGTTGTTCTGTGAAGTTTGGTTCGTTGTTTGCTGGTGTTGGTGGTTTTGATTTGGGTTTTGAGGCTGCTGGTTTTGAGTGTTGCTGGCAGGTTGAGTGGGATAAGTATTGTCAGGAGGTGTTGGGGTTTAGGTGGCCTGATGTTCCTAAGTTTGGGGATATTCGGGGTGTTTCTGGTTATGATTTGGAGCCTGTGGATGTTATTACGTATGGGTTTCCTTGTCAGGATTTGAGTATTGCTGGTCATCAGGCTGGCCTTGATGGTGAGCGTTCTGGTTTGTTTTTTGAAGCTATTCGTATTATTAAGGAGATGAGAGATGCAACAGATGGACAATTCCCAAAGGTCGCTATCGCAGAGAATGTCACAGGGTTGCTCTCTGCCGACGGAGGATCTGCGATGGGGAGATGCCTTGACACGCTGGCCGAAGCAGGGGCATTGGCAATCGAGTGGTGTGTCTTGGACTCGCAATGGTTCGGAGTTCCCCAGAGACGGAAGCGGGTGTTCCTTGCCTCTGTCTTCGATTCTGTTGCGGCCAGAAGATGTTGCGGAGAAATTTTTTCTGTCGCAGAAAGCGGCGCAGGGTATCCTGAACAGGTCGGAGCGGAGGGGGAAGAAGTTGCCGGATTTGTTGAGGGTGGCTCTGGAAACGTTGGTACGTTCAGACTCTTGAGTTTTGGTGAGTATGTTGATGATGGTACGTCTTCGACTGTTCAGGCTAGGGATTATAAGTATGCTACTGATTTGGTGACTTTTGTTAAGTCTAGGAGGGCGCAGACGAGTGAGGATTTTGAGACTTGGGTTGAGGGTGGTCCTGCTCCTACGTTGAATCAGTTTGATCTTGGTGATACGAGGTCTACTGTGGCTGTGTTGTCTTTTGATACGAAGTTTGGTTCTAATGCTAATGTGTTTGAGAATGTTTCTCCGACGTTGAAGGCGAGTCAGGGGTCTCCGAGTTTTGTTGATGGGGTTTCTACTAGGAGGCTTACTCCTGTGGAGTGTGAGCGTTTGATGGGGTGGCCTGATGATCATACGAAGTTTCGGGCTGATGGTAAGGTAACTTCTGATTCTCAGAGGTTTAAGATGTGTGGTAATGGGGTTGTTGCTCCTGTTGCTGGTTGGGTTGCTAAGAGTATTGCGAGGGTTTTGTGACGGATTTTGTTCATTTGCATTGTCATAGCGAGTATTCGCTTTTGGATGGTATGTCTCGTCCTGAGGATATTGCTCGTATTGCGTCGTCTAATGGCCAGTTTGCGGCGGCTATTACTGATCATGGGACGATGGGGGGTGTGTTGAAGTTTCAGGATGCTTGTGATGCGTCTGGTGTGCGTCCGTTGTTTGGTATTGAGGCGTATTTTGTGCCGTCTATTGAGTCGGATTCTGATTCTAAGTATGAGCGGTTTCATTTGATTTTGCTGGCGAAGAATAATGCTGGTTTGCAGAAGTTGTTTAAGGCTAATCAGGTGGGCTGGAAGGATAATTTTTATTATAAGCCTCGTATGGATTTTGCTTTGCTGGAAGAGCTTGTTGATGATGATATTGTGGCTTTGTCTGGTTGTATGGGTGGTGCGATTTCTAAGGCGATTGAGCGTGGTGATGATGCTGAGGCGGAGCGTTTGTCTGAGCGGTTTATCAAAATTTTTGGTGATGACTTTTATTATGAGGTTCAGGCGTGGAATCCTGTGTCGTTGAATGAGAAGTTGATTGATCTTGCTGGGTCGTTCAATAAGAAGGTTGTTGCTACTGCTGATTGTCATTTTCCTTCTGCTCATGATGCTCATGATGAGGAAGTGTTGTTGATGGTTTCTCAGTATCCGTCGTTGAATGCTGGTCAGGTTCGTCATGCTAAGGAGAATCTGTCTGGTGGCGGTACTGTTACGGATAAGATAAACAGGATGTATCCTGACAGGTTTTTGCGGTTTGATGAGATTAAGCCGTATGTTGCTCCTGCTGACGAAGTATTGTCTTGGTTTGCGGATAAAGGTTTTAATAATCCTGAGTATCTTGAGAATACGATTGAGGTTGCTGATAAGTGTTCGGCTCGTATTGAGAAGCGTAAGAATTTGTTGCCGAAGTATATTAAGGCTTTGGATTCCGATGATTATCTTCGTGAGATATGCGAGTTTGCTTTGTCAGAGAAGGGGCTGGATGATGATGTGTATCGTGATCGTCTTGCTTCTGAGTTGGAGATCATTAAGGGGCTTGGTTTCTCTGATTATTTCTTGATGGTTTGGGATTTGGTGAAGTGGGCTGACGCTAATGATGTTGGTCGTGGTACTGGTCGTGGTTCGGTCGGTGGTAGCTTGATCGCTTTTGTCTTAGATATTTCTAAGGTTGACCCCATCAAGTACAATCTGTTGTTTGCTCGCTTTATTAACCCTGATCGTAATGACTATCCTGATATTGATTTGGACTTTGAGGATAAGCAGCGTGATCGTGTTAAGCAGTATCTTGCTGAGCGGTGGGGTGAGGACAATGTTGCAGCTATTGCGACTTATGGTGTGTTTAAGCCGAAGTCTGTGATTAAAGATGTTGCCCGCGTCTTTCAGGTTCCTTTTGATGAGACGAATAGTGTGACTCCGTTCTTTGAGACTTTGGAAGAGTTGCAGGCTACCGATAAGGGTAAGACGTTTATTAAGAAGTATCCTGAGGTGTTGCCGGTTGCTCAAAAGTTGGAGGGCCGTATTCGTAATACTGGTATTCATGCGGCTGGCATGGTGGTGTCTTCGGTTCCTTTGACTGAGATTTGTCCTGTGGAGACTCGCAAGGGGACTACTGGCGAGGGTCGTGCTCCTGTCACTTCTTTTGACATGGAGGACGCTGAGGCGGTTGGTTTGATTAAGGTTGATATTCTTGGTTTGAAGACTGTTTCTGTGATTAAGGATTGTATTTCTAAGATTAAGGAGATTCATGGTGTTGATGTTACTGAAGCATCGCTGGGTCTTGATGATCCAGAAGTGTTCAAAAATTTCAATGAGGGCAACACTGTCGGTGTGTTTCAAGCTGATGCTGCTGCTTATAGGAACCTTATTGAGCGTATGGGGATTGATGATTTTAATGATTTGGTTGTTTCTAATGCGCTAGTTCGGCCAGGGGCTTTGCTTTCTCAGGGGCAGACGTATATTGACTGTAAGAAGGGTGAGGCTAACCCTAAGTATCCTCATGAGGTTGTAAAAGACATTCTTGAAGAGACTTACGGAACGGTCATCTTTCAGGAGCAGTTGATGCAGATGGCCGTGGTGCTAGCGGGCTTTTCTTGGTCTGAGGCTGACAAGCTTCGTAAGATTATTGGTAAGAAGCGTGATGCGGCTGGGTTTGATGAGTATAGGGAGAAGTTCTGTAACAACGAGTATTTGACTCGTAAGCAGTCTGAGAAGATTTGGGCTGACTTTGAACTTGCGGCTTTGTATATGTTCAATAAGTCGCACGCTGTTGCTTATTCGATGTTGTCGTATCAGACGATGTGGTTGAAGATTAACTACCCAAAGGAATTTGTGTGGTCAATGCTGTACAACGAGTCTGAGAAAGGCAAGATTACTGCTTATCTTATGGAAGCAAGTCGTCTTGGTATTGCTGTCCTTCCGCCAGATGTTAACTTGTCTGGTGAGTCTTTCTCTATTGATGATGAAGGTATCCGGTTTGGTTTGAGAAATGTTTTAAGCTGCGGAAACACTGCGATTGAGGAAATATTTAAGCATCGACCATTCGAGTCTTTTGATGAGTTTACTAACAAGTGCAGTAAGCGTCATGTTAAGGCTCCGCTTAGGGAGAACTTGGATAAGGTGGGTGCCTTTGCAAGTATGGGTTATGAGTCGGCTTATGATCATGAGCGGTATTATCTCCCAATTCTGGGTTTTGCTATCGGTATGGGTTCGTCGTCTAATGAGATGGATGAGGTGGTGGAGCCGATTGAGGGCTTCCATGAGATTTACTCAGAACTGCGTCTGGTGAAGGCTGTGGTTCGTTCTACGAAGAAGACGCCCAAATACCTCAGGGTAGAAATAGAAGATCAGACTGCCTCTACGACTGTGTTTTGTGACAGGAACTCTGAGATTGCTAACAGAGACTTTATGTACTGCCTCATAGGTGACAGAACGATGCATATGTTCTGCGATGCTTATGATTATGTTGGAACAGAACTTTACGATCTGACCATGCTTGTTCGTAAAGGCAAGGATCATGAGTATTCATGGCTGTATGAAACGGGTCTTGGTGATTCTTCAGATGAACGTAGCCTGTTGTATATCTTTAGCACAAGGACGTTTACAACGTCTAAGGGTAAAGATATGTGCAACTTCTACGCTTGGGACGGAGAGAAGATTATCAAGGTCGTAGTTTTTCCGTTCTTGTACGGAAAAATGCGTCATTTATTCGGAAAAACCGGATGGCACGCTGCTAAACTAAAAGGAGTGAAGGACTTGGAAGCGGCGGCTCGTCTTGATTCGTACACTTTAGATAACGAGAACTCACTTATCACTATTGACAACTACATCGAAAGAAAGGGTTTAGTCAGAGAGAATGTCAGTTAAGTCATTCAAGATCACTAACGACTACGGTAGCATCGACTACTACATAAATGATGAAGAGATGGTCAAACAGATTACACCCAATCTGTTTTTTGAGCAGCAGTATGTTGAGAAGTGGCTGGCTCCGATTATTGAGAAATCAAGCGTCGCCTTAGATATTGGTGCTCATTGTGGCTCTCATACTCTGATGTACAAGAAGATAAATCCAGACATAAGCATCTACGCTTTTGAGCCTCAGTCTATGATGTACGATTTGCTGTGTAAAAATATCATCAGCAATCAACTGATCAATGTCGCCTGCTATAACAAAGCTGTAGGCAATGTTTCTGGCACAGTCGAGATGAACAGTTACGCATTTGATGGTCAGAACTCAACAGAACAGATTGAGTACGGAACAAGTAATCTTTACAATCTTGCTGGCCTAGAGATTGGTCATGGGGGTGAGTCGGTGGAAATGGTCACAATTGATGACTACGATTTCCCAGAAGTTGACTTTATGAAGATTGATGTTGAAGGTTATGAGCCTCTTGTCTTAGAGGGTGCTATCAATACGATTAAAAGATGTAGGCCGATTATTAGTTACGAATTAAACAGCAAGCGTGCTGATGGTGTTACAAGAAGCTCCCATGAGATTTTGACCAACATTGGTTACGCTTGTAGAAATGTTTGGGGCGATAACTGGTTAGCAATTTACTAATTTAAGGAGAGAAATGTTATTTATTGATAAGAGAAAAGGGGACATGGTACCCGCTCATGAAATTATTCCAACGCCTAGCATTGGTCTTAATCGTGCCCTTGGTGGTGGTCTATACACTGGTGCTACCCATCTTTTTTGGGGGACACCATCCGTAGGTAAGACTACGATGTGTTTTAGGATTGTCGCTCAAGCTCAACAGATGGGCTACAGGCCGGTAATTGTTGATTCTGAGTATTCGTATTCAGAAGAGTATGCTGGTAAGTGCGGTATTGATACTGACGATGTTGTACTGATTCAGTCCACCGTAGTAGAAGACATTCTTAGGCACTTGATTGGGTACCTTAATCATCCAGATGAGAAGCATATCTTCTTGTTTGATAGTTTGTCTAATATTATAAAAGAAGAATTCTATGATAAGCCTGATGGCGGTAAGGCTATGGGTTTGCAGGCACGCTCTCAGGGCTACTTCTTGCAGAAGCTGGTTAATCATCTGCACAAGGAGAAGAATATTATGCTCTTTGTGGCCCATCAGACTGTAGACCTAAGTGGCATGTACGCTGTGATCAAGGCAAAAATGGGTAACACTGTTCATCACAATATGCACAACATTATCAAGTTGTTCTTGTCTATGTCTCAAAAAGAGATGGAGAGAGAAGACAGGACAAACAAGATCACAAGTCAGCGTGCGACTTGGACAATTGAGAAAACTAAGCAACTACCCACAATCGGTACTCAGGGATACTACTATGTGCTCCCACAGGAAGGCAGGATTGACGTAGAGCGAGAACTCATTGAGATGGCTGTTGAGAACGACATAATCCAGCGTAGAGGTGCTTGGTATAGCTTTGGTGATCAGCGTTGGAATGGTTCTAGCAACATTGAGTTGACCTTTGAGCAGCAAGAGCAAATTTACGATCAACTAGTTGGAGCAACAAATGAAGCGTGACGAGAATCAAGAGGCTAAGCGCGATAAGGCTAAGCCTGTAAAGAACTCCGGTCGGGGCTTTAGGAAGGGTGATGCTACTTTTCACCGGTTCCTTTTAGACTATAAGCATAACGGCAACACTTTTACTTTGAGTCGTGCTGCTTGGATTAAGCATCGTAAAGATGCTTGGAGAAGTCAATACAGATATCCTTGTATTTCTGTTGTTTTGGGAGAAGATTCCGATACTAAGGTTGCTATAATTGACTGGGAAGTTTTTAAGGAGTTGATACGTGACTCAGATTACGAATGAGGAACTGTTTCAGATGGCATTTTATTATGCTGTCGGAATTATTAGCGGGATGGAATATTACGAAGATATCCCCGAGCCAGACCTTGTGGATGGTATTCTACAAAGAGCAGAAGATATCATCTTGGAACAACGTAGAAATCATGAAGAAGGTTGAGAAGCACGGCATTTTGGGTTGGATTGCAACAGCGGTTGTCGTATTTATTTATGACTACTGGGCAATACATGGTAAGCATCAAACAATGTCTAGTGCATTTAAGAATGGCCTCTCTAGAAAGACTACGGTGTTTCCAACGTTTGTGGGCTGGGCGATTTTGACATGGCATCTATTTAGGCCGGATTTTTTGAGAAAGACAGATTTATTTTCACTTATAGTAGATAGGAACGTTGTTGAGTAATTTTTTCATAGACATAGACAGAATATCTGAACTTATGGGCGACCAGGCTGACGAGTTCATTGAGTGCATGAAGATAGTGCAAGATATCATTGATCGACCTGAAACATATGTTGGTGGTCAAGCAATTAGGTACGCTAATCAACTTGCGGCGTATAGAACGACTATGATTATTAAGTCTCAGATGTATAAGCGCAAGTCGTCAATGATGGTTGAAGAAGACAAGTTTACCAATGATATTTGGAAGACTATGTACGAAGCTTTGGGCGAAAACATTAACGTATTAAAACTAGCTGCTAGAACAGGAGTTTCATGAAGTCATTAGGTGCATTGCGAAAGACAGAAGAAAAAAAAGCTATTGTTGAGTCTGAGCAACTTACCGGCTCTCAGATGGAAGATTGGTTAGTTGAGAATATTGATGTAGATCTTCAGAAACGCAACGAGCCGGTTTATAAGAAAGTAGATTATTTTAGACCAAGTAGCACTAATCAGTGTGCAAGATACTGGTATTATATGTTTGATGGAGTCACCTACACGCCTTCGTTTTCTTCTCAGACTTATCGCATCTTTGACAATGGCCATGCTGTCCACGATAGGCTATATTCTTATCTTGATAGTATGGGTATTCTTGTCGCCTCTGAGATACCGATCTCAAATGAAGACCCACCAATTCAAGGAACAGCCGATGGGATCATCGAACTGGACGGTAAGAAACTAATTGAGTTAAAGTCAATCTCATCTGAGGGCTTTCATTACCGCCAGTTGGCACACAAGCCCAGCGATGATCATGTGCGTCAAGCTAACTTGTACATGCACTGTCTTGGTTTAGAATCTGGATTTGTAATTTACGAGAATAAGAATAATCAACAAATTTTACCTATCTATATTGAACGTGACGACGCTTTTCTTGATAAACTATTTAAGAAGTATAGGAAGATTCATCAAAGCGTAAAAGATGGAGTTATTCCTGATCGTCCTTATAAAAGGACATCAAAGCACTGCGCTAATTGTGATTTAGCAAAATTGTGCTGGTCGGAAGGCAACGTTGAGCAAGAGTTCGAGTCATTTTGAACCGATACCATGTAGGAACAAGGAGTGCGGAAGAATCTTTGTACCAAAAACGTACAATGCGATCTTTTGTTCCCCAGATTGCAGAAGAATTGTCACAAACAAGAAACTACTTGACAATTACTACAAAAACAAAGAAAAGAAGAATTCTAAGAGGACTTGCGAAACTAGAGACTGTAGTACTATACTTTCCTCTTACAATAAAGAAGATATTTGCGAAAGGTGCAAGAGAGAACGATACATAGAAAGACTTGTCTCTTGGGGCTGGGATGAGAGGAGCCTGAGGGATGAGTATCGTTAGGGTTGTTAATCAAATTAAGAGTATTCGTCTTTTAGCGGTAGATCCTGCTTCTCATTCACTTGCTTGGTCAGTTGTCGATCTCGGATGGAACAAGTTCTCGGTAGTTGCAACCGGAAAGATTGACTTTAAATCTCAAAAAGAAGTCTCTAACAAGTTTTCAGCTATTAGGCAGGGTTTGAAAGAAGTATGCGAGGAACACAAACCGACACATGCCGCTATAGAGCAATCCGTCTATATTCAGAACTTTCAGTCAAGCAGGATTCTTTCTTATATTATTGGATACTCATGGGGGGTGTTGGATGACTACTGTGGCGATGTTTGCGATATCAATCCTCTTATCTGGAAAAATAAAATTGGGTACAAGAACGTTTCCAAGGATGACAAAAAGGAAATTGAGAAGAAGTATGGGGCTAAGGGTCTTCAAAAAAGACTTACTGATGAGCGCAAGACTCGGGTGAAAAGAATCATTGAGGCTCAGGTGGGTTGTTCTACAGATGATGACGACATAAACGACTCGCTGGGCATTGCGCTATGGTATTATGTAGATCGTGGCTACGGAACCGTACAAGGATAAGCAGTGGCTGTACGACCATTATGTCAAGCGTCGTATGAACTTAACGGATATCTGTAAGAGGCTTAAAGAGAGTTACAATATTGAGGTTACCCCTCAGGCAGTTTATAACTGGGTTAAAAAGTATGATCTTCTTAAGTACAGAGGTAAAGGTCGAAATCTGGGTCAGACAAGCATGAGGAGGCCCAAGTCTCCAATGCAGCAGGCTGTAGAAAAGAAGCGTCGTGAGATGCAAAAAATTAATAGACAAAGAAAGAAAGGTAGAGGAATTTGAGAAGATCTGTTAACACTAAAGATATTGCAACTTTTGCAAAGCTTGATATGATTTACAATCAAGTTAGATTGTTGGAGGCTAAGCAGAATCAGACGGAGTATAAATGTCTTGGTTCTGGTAAGTGCTGTTCCATCGGTCTGAATATCCACATGGCTGAATGTGCAAGTATTGCTTTCAACCTTCGTCAGCAATATTATCTTTACATGGAAGATAAGGGCATGGATTATGCTGATGAATGGATGAGCAGCGTAGTTGATGCTCTCAAGGAGGCCATGTATGATGAGGACTGGCAGGTCGGTGGTGAGACTACTCGCAAGTGTGTGTTCTTTAAGGATGGCTGCACGATCTATGGGTTCAGGCCGATGGTTTGTAGGACGTTCGGAACTATTAGCGCAGTTGATGATTATTGCCCTAGGATTAGAAATTCGCATGGTCAGATTGATTACTTTGCTGGTGAAGGTGTAAGAAAGATTATTACTGCTTTTCAGGATCTTCTGAAGGAGTACACATCAGATAAGCATGAGAATTACGATATGGTTGTCTACATGCCACTTGGTGTTCTTTCATTTCTTTTGACTACTGAAGAGTTGGAAGAGTTGTCTAAGAACACAGACGACAAGTTCTGGAAGGCTGTTCCTGGGTGGTTTAACTATAGAGTTCAGTACACGAAGGAGCATGGATACGATAGAGAGTACCTTAACGACCAGGCTGTTTCTATTGGTAAAAAGCTTGTATTCTCTGAGGAATAATTTTAACAAAAACGATCAAACGATCACTAACGATAAAAATATCTGATACCATACCTGCGTTGAACATTGTAGTCCCGATTTATTTTGAAGGGGGGTTGAATGCAGATAAAGATTGTTAACGAGACTTTAGAAAAAGTCTCTGAGAACGAATCTTTTACTATTTACAGAGTAATTGAAGATGCAGAACAAGATTTGCTGGAGAACGCTGTCGAAGAGCAAGGCTGACGGCTACGGTTATGCGTCATGGAAGATCTCCTCTGGGTTGAGAGGCTTGGCAATGCCAGTCTTTTACCCAGAGGAACTTTCATGTTATAAGGGCATTTCTGAGCGGAGCATAAATATCTCTCTTGATACAGGTCTTACCTATCAGTCCATACCTGACTTTGACAATATTGATATTATGATTAACAATACTTTGCCTGTTGATTATAAGATCACACCTTCTTACAACATTGGTTTTAGTTATTGGGAGACTGATACTTTGCCTCCTAGCTGGAAATCAAGAATTTTAGAGTGCGATGAGGTATGGACTACTTCATCTTGGGCTAGAGATGTGTTCATTAACAATACTGGCCACAGTAATGTTCATTCTTTTGATCTTGGTGTTAACACTGAAATATTCCAGCCGAGTTTAGAAACTGTCTCGGATAAAGGTTTTATTTTTACTCATGTTGGAAGTCCTTCACTAAGAAAAAACACACAAATGGCAGTTGATGCTTTTGTTAAGACTTTTGGAACTAATAAGGACTTCAAGCTGATTATCAAGTCAATTGGTCCTCCTGATGCTAGGTATCGTGTGGGCGGGATGAATTTGGGTGCTATTTCTCAGCGTCCTAGGATTGAGGTAATAGATTATGAGATTTCAGAGCATGAACTTGCTGATTTGTATAGAAAGACTGATTGTTTGATTTACCCAACAATGGGTGAGGGGTGGGGCATGATACCATTTAATGCTATTGCATGTGGTACGCCTACTATTTGTACGAATGCTACTGCTTGCACCGAGTACGCGGAAATGTCCGTACCTTTAGATTTTACTTGGTCTAGTCAAGGTACTTCTGGTATTTATGCTGGCGGCAAATGGGCTTATCCAGACTTTGATGATCTATGTGATAAGATGAGGTACGTTGTAGATAATTACGATCAAGTTAAGCAGAAGACGTTAAAATCTGCTAAAATTATTCATAAGGAATATTCTTGGGATAGAGTAATCCAACGCTACAAGGAGCGTCTGTGTCAGATATAGAGCCTACTGCGAAGCCTGCAATTGTTAGCATTATTAGGGATATCGAAGAAGCCGGAATTCTTCACATCAAAGGCTACAGCAATCATGAGATTGCATCTTTACTATCTGTAAACGTTAACAAGGTAAAAGAATATATTGGAGAGTACAAGAAGCTAATACAACACCAGGCTGATCAAGATCCTTATTTTCTTGAAAAGTTACAATACAACACCATTAAGGCTCTTGATGAGTTTGATCAAATTAGCAAGGAAGCGTGGGAGACTGTTTCTATTGCTACAGATCATGGAATGATTGCCCAGAGAATTCAGGCTCTCAAACTTGCCGGTGACATTGCAACCAAGAAGGCTCAGTTGCATAAGTTGATGAGTACTGCTAACAACGCTGACGCTGATTATATTCAACGAATGCAGAAGGCTGAGAACGTTAATCAGATACTGTCAAAAGTTCTACGCGATGTTATTTCTAAGTATCCAGAAATTGCAGAAGAGGTTCGCAAAGAACTTGCTGTTGCTTTTGAGATCATGTCCGAGACTGAAGTTGAAGAAGAATCGGTTGTCGTAGAAAAGTACTAGGCCAGCCGATTGAGGGTTGGTGCTCAAATAAAGGTTTTAAAAAGAGTTAAGAGAGAAAATGTCAGACATCTTTGGTATCAATCTAGAACTGAAAGACTTCGACCGTCTTCTAAAGCAAGAAGATCTGGAAGAAGAGCCTGTTTCTATTCAGACTTTTGTTCAGGATAGAAAGTATCTTGGGCTACCAGAACTATCCCCTATTCAGTTAGAGATCGTGCGCCATAGCACGCAGATATTCAAAGAGAAGACGCTACAGAAGCTCTATGGTGAAGAGGCTGGCACTGAGTGGTATAACAAATATACCGACAATGAAGTTATCTGCATGTTAGGTAAAGGTAGCGGTAAGGATCACTGCGCACGTATTTCAATCGCTTATACGGCGTATTTGCTTCATTGTCTTAGAGATCCGTTGTCGTACTTCGGTAAGGCGAATGGTGTCTATATTGACCTCCTGAACCTCGCTGTGAACGCTCAGCAGGCGCAGAGGGTTTTCTTTGAACCATTGAAGAACCTTATGCTGTCTTCGCCTTTCTTTAATGACGTTGGGTTTGAACCGAGAGTTTCTGAAATCTTTTTCTTCTCTAGACCGGTGAGATGTTTCTCTGGTCACTCTGAAAGTGAAGGTTGGGAAGGTTACGAAGTATTGACTGTAATCCTTGACGAAATTGCTGCGTTCAAGACTGATGCAGAGTTGCGAGGAGAAGTTAGGTCTAAGGGTTCGGCGTCAGCAATTTATAATATGAGTAAGTTGTCTGTCATGTCTCGTTTCCCCGAAGTTGGGAAAGTTATTCTTCTTTCATTCCCGCGTTACAAAGGTGACTTTATTCAGACAAGATTTATCAATGCGAATGAGAAGAATGAGCCTAAGACTTGGACTATCAAAGCTGCTACATGGGAAGTTAATCCAACTATTGAGAGGCATCAGTTGGAGTCAGAATACATTCGTAATCCGATTGAGGCTAGGGCTAGATTTGAGTGTGAGCCGCCTAACATGGAAGATGCATACTTCCGTGATCCTGAACTAGTTAGGAAAGCTTTTAATTACGCGGATAGCCCAGTTGATGAAGATGATGGTTCTTTTAAAAAGTGGTTTAATGGGACTGATGGTCGAACAAGATTCATTCATGTGGACCTCGCTTTGAAACGAGATAGGGCTGCTTTGTGTATGGTACATAGTCCAGGAATGAAAGAGATTCAGACTTCAATAGGAGTTGAGAGACTCCCTGTAGTCAACATGGATCTTGTTTACTCTTGGGAAGCTAGTGTTGGAAATGAAATCAACTTTGCTTCAGTAAGACAGTTGATTGTTGATTTGTGTCGCAAGTTTGATGTTGCTCTTGTTACATTCGACCGCTGGCAGTCTGTTGAGATGATTCAGTCACTTAAGGCTCAGGGTATCAACGCGGACTTTCATAGCGTAAAGAAGACAGACTATGACACTCTTCTAACAGCGATTTATGACACTAGGTTGCGAGGTTATTGGAATGAGATTCTTGTGGAGGAAGAGTTATTAAAGCTGAGATTGTTCGGTAATAACAAGATTGATCACCCCGCTACTGGTTCTAAGGACTTGGCTGACGCTCTTGCTGGGGCTACTGCGTCTTGTGTAAAAAATATTGCGATTACTGAGGAAGTGGACATTGAAATAATGTATCCTAATAAGGAATACGATTTCGATGAAGATGTTCCAGAGTTTGGAACCGTGAGAAGGTTCAATGCTGGCACAGGTGAATTCGAAAACGGTTTTGATAAGAAAGAAGGTGGGTTATGGCTAGAAAGTCTGTAAACATTCAGGAATTGACTCAGGTTGATCCGCAAGCGATTATTTCTTCACTTGCTCAAGAAAATGCCTCGCTTCGTCTTGACCTTTTGATCAAGCAGTCTGTGATAGATAAGATGGCTAATTTGATCAAGGAGCTGGCTGATGATTCTGATGAAGACTTGGATAACGGCTCGTTCTAAAGACTGTTGCGCCCTGAGATGAGTCTTTAAAAAGTTTTCTGGAATCTTTTTGCTACTGCAACGACGGCTCGTCAGGGACGATACAATAGGTGCCACTAGGAAGAACGACCGATGGCCGGTCGGGACTAGTGTTCAACAGGAGAACAATATGTTCAACATTCAGAAGGTAGATCATTTCCCTGAGATTACCCGTGAGGGTAGAGTTTCGGAAGAACTTCAGGCAATTGTTGATTGCTTGACTGCTTCCGCTACTAACGGTGAGCGTTTCTGCATTGAGGGAATTGAGGCAGGTAATGCTTACAATTCGATGCAACAGCGTATTCGTGCGCAGGCTAAGAAGTTGGGTTACAAGGTTATCATTCGTTTTGATAAGAATGAGAACAAGCTTTACTTCAAGGCGACTAGCGCAACTGGTAGCGCAAAGGTTCCGACTACTGGTGTGACTGCTTATGAGGCTGGTGCTAAGACCTCAAAGCGTACCGCTAACGCTTCCTGATAACGTAAATAAAAACCTAAAGGTTTTTGACCCCCGGCGCAAGCCGGGGGTTTTTTTTTGCTATAATTTCGGTGTGCTCGAAAGAACAGAACAAAAGATTGAAATTAGCCATGACCAAGTTTCTGGATGGCATCCATTAATTGCTGTACCTTGTTACGATCAACAAGTGACCGAACCTTTCTATATGTCGTCCATAAAGATGGCGATGGGGTTTAAAGAGATTGGTCTTAATTTTGCGATAAGCACTATTTCTGATTCTCTCATAAACCGTGCAAGAAACAATCTTATTGCTAAGTTCATGTCAAATCCAGAGTTTACTCACATAATGTTTATAGATGCAGACATTGGTTTTGATTATGAAGACATCATAAAGCTTCTGTGGCACGACAAGGAAATTATTACAGGCTCTTACCCGATTAAGTCAATTAGGTGGCATAAAGTCTCTGATTTAGTCAAGTCAGGAATAGAACCAAAAGATCTTCTTGCTAAAAGTTTGAGGTATGTTGTCAATCCAGTAAAGAATAACAAGGGTGTTGTTCAGGTTGATAATGGTGCTATCAATATTTATGACGCGGGTACTGGGTTCATGTTGATTCAGCGTAGTGTCATTGAGAAGATGATTAGAGAATATCCGCATCTCAAGTTTAGAGATGATACTGGTTCACTTTCTGAAGAGGAAAAGAAGTGGACGTATGCTTTCTTCAATTCTTACATTGATTCTGATGGCCGGTTCCTATCAGAAGATTATGGTTTCTGTAGGTACTGGCAAGATATTGACGGTGACGTTTGGGTCGATCCAAGTATTGATATGTTACACCTGGGTAGGA